GTTTCCCAGTCACGATCTGTGATGCTCCCCTGTAAAAATGCTTAAAAAGGGTTATTTTGTGTTATTGCAGGTCAAAGGCTGTTTTTTATGAAAACTAACGGTTATTCTTGGGCATATCGGCAAGCGCGTAAGTCCCTCTTGGCTAGTGGTCCTATGTGCGTTTATTGTAAGGTTAAGCGTGCTGATACCGCTGACCATGTGCCGCCGTTGTCGTCGTTTCCTGCGCCGGAATTGTGGCAGGGTGACTTAGTACCGTGTTGTAAAGGGTGCAATAGTCGAATGGGTGCTAAGATCGTCAATGACAGACGAAGAAAACATAAAAGGTCTAGGGAATGGTAGATAAAAATATTGAGCGGTTATTGGCTAGGCAGGACAGTTACGAACCTACAGACGCTATGCGCGCAGAAGCTGAACGTGGGTTAGCGTGGCGTCGTGAATACGGCAGGGGCGGTACTGCTGTAGGCGTAGCCCGTGCACGTGACATAGCAAACGGTAGAAGCCTAAGCGCTAGCACAGTACTACGAATGTTTAGTTTCTTATCTAGGCATGAAGTTGATAAGCAAGGGCAGGGCTTCAATAGGGGCGAAGAAGGCTATCCAAGTGCAGGGCGCATTTCTTGGGCTTTGTGGGGCGGCGACCCAGCATTTACTTGGTCTAGACGTATACGCAACAGGCTACAAAATGACGATACCTAACGCACGACATAGAGAAGCCGCCGAGATAGTACTGGCGACAGTACCGCAGGCAAACGCCAGCCTATGCGTAGCATTACGGGCAATAGCAGACGCGTGGGACAACGTAGAAAACGGCACATACGACCCGAAACTCATAACTGGGCTTAGTGTTCAGTTGTTTAAGTGTTTAGACAGGTTAGGCATAGAAGCAGACCATGACGTATGGGAAGACTTAAGTAGGGAGTTGACACGCTAATGTCGTATAGGTGTGAGATGTGCGACAACTGGGCTACACGCTGGGCACTATGCGATCATTGCTACGCCTACATGAATCACCCTAGTTATCAATCAACGCTGAAAGAGTATAAGGTACATGATGAAACCGGCACGCTGGGCGACTGAACGCAACCCAGACCGACTAACACACGGCGCACAATTAGCGAAAGTAGCCGAACAATTAGGCTTTGAGTTATTCGAGTGGCAACGACAAGTGGCGGACGTAGCGCTAGAACTAGACGCAGAAGGTAATTACCACTACAGAACAGTAGGCGTAACGGTAGGCAGACAAAACGGTAAGACAGCGTTAGCCGCTATACGCGCCGCCTTAGAATTATTGAAGCCGAACACGGTCACGATTTACACGGCGCAGGACCGTAACCTAGCCAGATTACGTTTTGATGAGCATGTAGAACTGCTAATGGGTACACCGTTTGCGAAACGTGTTAAACGTTATGTGCGCGCTAACGGACAAGAAGCGCTTTACATGAACAACGGGTCACAGTACAGGATTGTCACACCGTCAGCGCAGGGCGGTAGGGGTTTAACCGTAGATTGTGCAATTATTGATGAGGCGCTTACGCATGATTTAAGGTTAGTTGCCAGTTTACAGCCGACTATGGCGACGAAAAAAAGCGCGCAAATGTGGCTTACCAGCAACGCAGGCGGACCATATTCGACGATGCTATCTCACTACCGCAAACTAGGGCACGCCGGTAATCCGTCACTGTGTTGGCTTGAATGGGCGGCGTCAGAAGACTGCGATATCTTTGATGAGCAAACGTGGTTTGAAGCAATACCCACACTGGGAGAAAAACACGGCGTAACAATAGAAGCAGTACGCGAAGCAGTACAAACAACAGAACCGCTAATCTTCATGTCAGAATGGCTTAACATTTGGCATAGCCTGAAAAGCCAGACCGTTATCGACCCTGAACAATGGGCGGCATTACAACGCGACGACATAGTTATAGGCAGTTACGTTTGTTTCGGAATTGACGTAAGTCCAGACAGAGACAGGGCAAGCATAGGGGCGGCTGGTCTCAATGGCGCGTACACCGCACTTGAGGTTATTGAGTCAGAAAACCGTATCGGCTGGCTAAAGGATCGAATACTACAACTACACCAAAAGTGGCGTATGCCGTTTGTAATAGACTCAGGCGCCGCCGCTAGTAGCCTCTTAGGTGAGCTTGAAGCAGAAGGCGTACACGTTATACCTATAAACATGCGTCAGTACGGTCAGGCATGCGGTAGTTTCTACGATGCGGTGCAGGACGGCACTATTTCACACATGGGCGACATACGTTTACAGCACGCAATCGAAGGCGCAACAAAACGCAAACTAGGCGAACAATGGGCGTGGTCACGCAAAACCGCAGACAACGTAGACATAACACCGCTCGTAGCCTGCACCATTGCTCGGTACGCATTAACAAACAACCTAGCAAACCCAACACCAAAGGTCGCTATACACTAACCATAGGACAATACATAGTATGATAGAAAAAAAATACCTAGCCTTAGCGCTAGAACTAACCGGCGCAACAGCAATCTGTTACGCCATATACCTAATCTTAAACCTAGCCGCATGCTTAATTGCTGGTGGCATAGTAGCTGTACTGATAGGGGCGGCATTGGAAAACAGTAAATGATTATCAACAGCCTACTAGGACGGCAGAACCGTAGCACACAAATAACTCTGCCAGACCGTTACCTACCACCACAAAGCCTGACGGGCGGGCTGAACGTTACGGAAGGCACGACACTTTCGATACCGGTAGCGTATCGTTGCGTACAACTCATAAGCGACAGCATCGGCAGTTTACCGTTTGACGCATACAGGGACGACCAACGTTTAGACCCAACACCGGCAATACTACGACAACCAGATCCGAACTTTACACGTATGGAGACAATAGCCAGCGCCGTTAGTTGTCTAGTCATGCGAGGCAACGCCTACTTTCTACTAGGTAACACAGATCGAAACAACTTCTATCAGACCGCTGTTCTGTTGTCCCCTGACGCTGTGACGGTCCAGATGCTCGACGATGGTCAAATCATCTACAAGGTGAACCGGAACACATACGACGCATCGCAAATATTGCATATAAGGGGCGGTGTTATAACCGCAGGCAATATTATGGGCGCTGGACCGTTACAGTTGCAACGCAGAACACTAGGTTTAAGCTTGGCAGGTGACGAATCAGCTAGCGAAATGCACGTAAACGGCTCTATACCTAGCGGTGTTATTAACAGTCCAAGTGAATTATCACAGGACGAAGCGAAAGAACTAAAGAGCGCGTTTCTACAGGCGCACGGGGGACGGCAGAAAAGCCCAGCGGTTTTGAGTGGCGGTCTAAGCTACCAGCCGCTGAGCTTCTCCCCTGACGACCTACAACTACTAGAAAGTAGACGATACAGCGCAGAACAGTTATGTACCGTGTTTGGCGTGTATCCGCATATGGTAGGCGTCAGCACTGACGGCAACAGCAAAACCTACAGCAACGTAACACAAGACAATCGTTCATTTGTCACCTACACACTACGCGGTTACATGTCACGCATAGAGCAAGCATTTAGCCGACTACTACCAAGAGGGCAAGTAGCATTATTCGACACTGACGACTTCCAGCGCGCAGACCGTCGTGAACGCTTTGAAGCACACAAAATAGGTTTAGATAGCGGCTTCTTAACAGTGGACGAAGTACGGCGCATAGAAGACCTACCGCAAGAAGAAACAATTGTTGAGGTGACAGAATGAGCGAACTAGAAACACGCACAATACAATTTAGTGACTTAGAAACACGCAACGACAACGACGGACACCATATTGTAGGTCTGGTCGTTCCGTTCATGTCAAAATATGACACGGGCCGCTACGTTGAGACACTGTCAAGCGGCGTATTTGACAAAAGCATTAAAGAACGAGGCAACCGGATACCGCTTTTAGAGCAACACGACACACAACGCCACCCTATAGGCATGAGTGTTAGCTGGGAAAAAACCGCAACAGGTCTAATAGCCGATTTCAAACTGGCAGGCACCGCTAGGGGCGAAGAAGCCCGAACATTAGCAGAAGAAGGCATGGTAACCGGCTTATCAGTCGGGTTTATACCAGTACGCAACAAAACAACGCAGGTAGACGGCAGACAGCATGTGCAACGCTTAGAAGCGAAACTAGATCATGTAGGGCTTGTGACGCAACCGGCGTACCAAGAAGCGCAAGTACTATCGACTAGGGCATACGACCCTGACGACGAAGAACTAGTACCACGTTTGGCACGCTGGCGACATTTGTTAACTAATCCTTGAACGAACACAATCTGTAGGTTACAATCAGGCTATATCCGCGCCGTATGCTACGCCGTTGTAATCCAACACCTAGCACACACCCAGATAACAAAACAATCTATTTATTTGGAGAATCATGAAATTACTTGACCAACTGGTTGAGGAACGCGCAGAGATCAGCACCGCACAAGAAGGTCTAGTTAACCGTGCCGCTGACGAAGAACGCGACCTCACCGAAACAGAAGATGCTAGTCTTAAAGACTTGGCAACAAGAGCTGTAGAACTTGACGCAAGAATACAAGAACTACGCGACGTACAAACCGCTAATCTAGAAGCCGCTAAACTTCGAGCTGAAGTAGCCGCAACTGATGACAGCGAAACACGGGCAGTAGGCAACGTAGTCGTTACAAACGAACCAAACACCTACTCAGAGCACAACCGTAGCGTAAGTTTCTTTAGTGACCTTTACAACATGCAATACAACAACGACATCGAAGCAAGTGACCGTATAAGGCGACACAGGCAAGAAATGGACATAGAACACAGGGACGGAACAACCGCAAACTACGCCGCTCTCGTCGTACCACAGTATTTAACGCAACTGGCCGCCGAGCTTAGTCGAGCCGGAAGACCATTTGCCGACCAATGTACAAGCCTACCGCTACCTCAAGATGGTATGACAATTAATATCAGTCGTGTAACGACCGGCAGTTCTGCCGCAATGCAAGCCGCCGAAAATAACGCTGTTAGCGAAACGGATTTGGACGATTCTTTAATTTCCGTTGACATCAGAACCATAGCCAGTGGTCAGCAAGTTTCAAGGCAAGCCATTGACAGGGGCAC